TTCCTCTACGAGGCCGACCTGACGATCCGCTGGCTGAACCTCGACAACGACGACGAGACCATCGAGGCCACCGTCCACGCCGTCGGCTGGAACGATGACCCCGCCAAGGCCAAGGGCGCGGCCCACACCTACGCCCTGAAATACTACCTTTTCGAGAAGTTCACCGTTGACCAAGGCGAGGACGACCCCGACAACAGTGACTTCGGCGCGCAGGGCAAAGGATCCGGCGCTGGAGGCCGCCAGCAGGCCGCACAGGGCCGTCAGGGGCAGAGCTCCGGCCGTCTGAGCGACGCGCAGCTCGCGCGCCTCTACAAGAAGGCAGAGGCCGCAGGAATGACCAAGGAGCGCACCAACGCCCGGATCGTGGAGAAGTACAAAAAGCAGGATCCGGCCACCCTGACCCGCCAAGAGTACGACGAGATCTGCACGTCCCTCGACAACGCGGCCGCACAGCATAACCAGCAAGGAGGAAACGCCTAATGTATAACCACACCGGCCTCCAAGGCCGTCTCACCGCCGACCCCGAGCTCAGATACACGCAGCAGGGCACGGCGATCACCAGCTTCACCCTCGCCAGCGACACCGGCCGCAAGACCAAGGACGGCAAGAAGATCACCAACTTCATCGAGTGCGTCGCATGGCGCGCACAGGCCGAGTTCGTCTGCAAGTACCTGAGCAAGGGCCGCCTCGTCCTCGTCGATGGCGAGCTCACGAGCCGCAGCTACGAGGACAAGGACGGAAACCGCCGCAAAGCCGTCGAGATCACGGTCGACTCCGTCCACTTCTGCGACAGCAAGAAGGACGGCGGCCAGAGCTCTGGCAGCGACTTCGCCGATCCGGGCTACTCTGAGGGCTCCGGCGACTTCACGGAGATCGAGGACAATGGCGACCTTCCTTTTTAACCTGACCGCCGGACGACCGGCAGACGACCAAAAGCAGGCCACAAACAAACGACCACAGAAAGGAGGTGACGACCGTGGCATGGCTGCAAGTGCATCAGACACTCAAGGATCACCGCAAACTGTTCGACGCTGCTGACCAGCTCGAAGTCGAGCCGCCGCACATGATGGGGCTGCTCGTCTCGTTCTGGCTGTGGGCCCTCGACAACGCCCCGACCGGCAGCCTCGTCGACATCACGCCGCGCATGATCTCGCGGGCCGCTCAGTGGGACGGAGACCCCGAAAAGCTGGCGAAAACGCTGATCCGGGCGGGCTGGATCGACGAAAAAGAGGACGGGACGCTCGAGATCCACGACTGGTACGAGTACGCCGGCAAGCTGATCGACCAGCGGCAAGCCGAGAAAGAGCGCTCCCGCAGTCGCCGGGCCGCTGCTGCGGCGTCTGCCGACGCCTCGCCAGACGACCCAACGCCGACCGCCGGACGACCGGCAAACAGCCGCAAGAAAGCCGGAGGCAGAGTAGACCAGAGTAGAGAAGATAAGACAAGAGAAGGTAATACACCCCCTTCCCCCTCTGACGAGGGGAGTGACGGCGGCACGAAGTCGCTCGTCGAGGCCAGATTTCTCGAGTTCTGGAAAGCCTACCCGAAAAAGACCGGCAAGCAGTACGCTCTGAAGGCGTGGAACAAGATCAAGCCCACCGCTGAGCTCCACGAGAGGATCATGCAGGCGGTCGACGCTCAGAAGCGGAGCGACCAGTGGCGCCGGGAGAACGGGCGCTACATACCGAACCCGAGCACATGGCTCAACGGCGGCTACTGGGAAAACGAGGAGGTGAACGAAGGTGCAGAAAATCAGCGAGATCCTGAACAGCCCGACAGCTCCGGCCGAGACTGGGGCAAGGGCTTCAAGCCGGCCGACGACGAGTGACGCCGGTAACTGGATCTGGAGCAACGACGAGCGCCTCGCCGGCCGTCCCGGAGTCCCTGAGCCCGTCCCCTGCGAGTTCTGCGGCGCCCTGCGCTACCACAAGGGCATCCCGCTCGGCAACCGCATCCTCTGGCCTCCCTACGGAGCCGAGCGATGCACCTGTCCCGAGGCTGTGGCTGCCTATGAGAAGGCGAAGGCAGAGCGCGAAGCTGCTGAGGCCGCAGCCGCTAAGGCTGAGGAGGAGAAGAAAATGCGGGATCGCATCAAGCGCATCGTCGGCGAGTCAGGCATGGGCGACCGTTTCCTGCGGCGCACCTTCTCCACCTTCCAGCTCACCGACGACAACAAGCGAGCAGCGGCAGCCGCCCGACGCTATGCCGAAGGCTTCGACGCCATGCTGCCGCAGCCCGGCCGTCAGGAACCCGGCCGCAACGGTCTGTTTATCGCGGGCCCGCCGGGCACTGGCAAGA